CCAGGTCGGAAGGCTCACGCGGCGTCTCCGCCACGCCTGCCGCCACGCGGTCGCTGAACAGGGCGTCGCTGTCGGCCTGTAGCGCCGCCGCCAGCCGCTCGGATTCCTTCGGGGCCAGCTTCAGAGCTTGGATGAGGACCGTCTTGGCTCCCATTCGGGCGTAGTCGCTCGTCCACGGCCCCACGACCGCGCCGCCCTTGTTCGTCGGCGCGAAGCGGTCCCGGATGGCGTCCACGTCGGGACGGCGCATGACCTTCATCAGCTTGCCGCCGTTACGCAACCGCACCACGGCGTAGAAGGCCATTACGTCCTCGTCTCGGCGCTCGCCCTCCATGTCGGGGACGTGCTCGATGCGCGGGTCCGAGCCGAGCTGGTAGGTGAAGTGGTCGCCTCGGTAGACCGCCTCGGCCACGATGTCCGAGACTTCCCCGGAGCGGTACGCGAGCTGTGCAAGGCCCATGTAGCCGGGCTGAAACTGCGCCTCCATGCTGCGCGTCTTCTTGGAGTAGCGAGGGATGAGGAAGCCTTCCCCGAACATCCCCGGGCGGAGTCCGGCCTGCGCCGCCTTGAGCAAAGCGCCCATGAACGACGGCACGGTGCACTTCTGAAGGTCGGGGTTCATCCGGACCTCCGTCAGCGCGATACGCATCATGGAGTCGGCGGAGATGTGCGCCGGGAGCGCCGCCGCCACCTGCCGCTTGAAGGACTCGGAGCTGAACACGTCCAGCACGCTCTGCGGCGTGCCGTTCCTTGCCGGAGCCTGTGCGTCACGCGTAGCGACGGCCTGTGAGTCAGTCATTTGGTCTCCTTGGGAGTACCGAAGACGCGCGTCTCGGTCGTGCGGGAGAACTCGTCCGCGATGGCCGGGTGCGCGTCCCGGAGTGCTTTCGTGTCAAGCGTGGTGCGGCGCTGCGTCTTCCAGGTCAGCAGGTAGCCGTCCACGAGCGCCTTCTCGTGCTCGCCCATGAGGGCGCAGAGCTGTTGCTTCGCCGACTCGGCCTCGCGCTTGGCGGAGTCCGCCGTGCCCTTGGCTTCGAGGTACGTCCGGAGCAGCCGCGCCGCCTCGGGGTCGTCCAGCGGTACGGCCGGGTCCGGGAGCGGGTCCCGGTAGAGGTCGCGCAGGACCGCCGCGTCTCCGTCCGAGCCGTTCGGCTGCGGCGGCTGACCGGTCAGAACGTGCCGCTCCCAGAACTCCCGCGCCGCCTCGATGCAGCGGCGCTGGATGCGCCGGTCCGGCCGGGTTGGGATGATGCGGAGCGCCCCGGGGTCGCCTATGTCTGCGGCCCCGTAGGACAGCGGCAGCTCGGTGACGGCCAGATACCACTGCTGCTGGATGTAGTAGGCGTCGGGCAGCTCGCCCGTCTCCTCGTTCCAGTCCCGCCAGCCGTACTTGAACGCGGTCTTGGCCTCCAGGATGGCGACCGGCGTGCGCGGGTGCTCCGTGGTCGCCACCATGCGGTCCACCGACGCTCCCGCCGGGAATCCCCAATCGGTGCGCACGAACGGCCGAGGCCGGTAGGTCACGAGTCCCGGCTTGGCCCGGGCGAACTCGTCCGCGATGAAGTCTTCCAGCGCCAGCCCGCGCCTCATGGCGAGGGAGCTGCCGTCTGTCTCCGGGACGGGGTTCGTCTTCTCGCGCCAGACCTGAAGCGGGCTGGACCAAGGCGAGATTCCGAGGATGGCGGCCACGTCGGTGCCGCCGATGTAGGTGCGCCGTCCCTCCAGGAACGCGCGGCGCTGGCGCTCTGCGACGGTGCTCATAGCCCCGCCGCCCAGAGCTGTGCATCTTCGCGCGCCTCGCGGACCATCTCGTCGTGCCCCAAGGGCTCGGCGTAGACCTCGCCGCAGTACGGGCAGGACCACGCCTGCGCCCCGTAGTCGTCCTGGACTTCCTGCGCGTCCTCGTCGTTCGCGCGGCAGTACGGGCAGTAGCCTCGGTCGTCCGGCGGCGTCGTCTTCCAAGCGTCGTAGCTGCTCATGCGACCACCGCCCAGATGCCCCATATCAGCAGCGCAGCCAAGCCGATGCCGGCCAGCGTGAAGGGGAGGGCGAGAAGGTGGCAGAGCAGCGCCTCGCGCCGCTTAGGCGAGGCTAGAACGTTGCGCCCCGCCGTTTTGCTGCTACCATACGCGTACAGCGACGGGGTTCCTGTGGTGGGTTTTCCGGAGCTGAGGAACGCGGCTGTCTTTGACCGGAGGCCGCGTCCCGCCTTTTGGGCTGTCATTCCTCCTCCTTATGCGGGTTCACCTCTCACGTTCGGCGCGTCTGGGTACTCCTTTCTGTAGCCTGTACGTGCGCCACGGACACTTTACACGATGCTGTCCGTCGTGTCCAGTACTCGCCTCAAATATTCTTCGAGAGCGGTGCGGCGTATCCTCCGGTAGCCGCCCGGGGTGCGGTAGCCGGGAAGGTCGCCAGCGTCGAACGCACGCGCCAGCGTCTTGGAGCTGATGGGGTACCCGGCGGACGCCGCGACGGCAGCCGCCTGCGTCGGCGTGAGGTAGTCCTCCCGGCGGGGTCGTCCGCGTCCGCTCGTCGGTCTCATACCTACCTCCCCCAGCTTTGCCAAGCATGGCCACTCATAGCACCCTACCATCGCCCCCGCCCCGGTGTCGCTCATGTAGTTCCCGAACAAAGCGAAGCCCCGCGGGCACGGGGCTTCAAAGACAGCGGCTAGGCTAGTCTCGCGTCGTCACCCTAGATGGTGGTGGGTGGCATGTAAAGCTGAGTGCCGCGGAGCTTGAGCCGGGAGACCTCCAGGAGTCCGGGAAACGTGCCGATACTACCCTGATGACCGGACGCAAGGGCCGGGGCGGAAGATGCCTCCCGGCCCCGGCCTTTGCCGTCCCTATTCCCGCGTCGGCGCCGCGGTCTTCGCCACGTCGTAGAGTCCTGCGGCGGAGAGTCCCAACAGGAGTCCCGCGGTCACGGCGTCAAAGAGACCGGAGGTCGCCCAGAGGTACGCCGCGACGTTCAGCGCCACCGCGACGACGAGCGCCGCCAGGAGCGCCCACTTACCGGCCACGCCGAAGGACTTCAGCAGCTCCACGATAGCGACCACGGCAGGTACGCTCAGGATGGTGGTCAGGGTATCCATTCACTCACCTCCCTCCGCGTTCCCGTAGGTAGCGGTCGGCCTCGGACGCGAAGACGCGCCACCGCGCCCGCTTGCCGGTGCCCGCGTTCAAGTCCCGGCCGCGGAGACGGCCGGAGCGCAGCCAGTCGCGGACGGTCTGGGCCGGGACGCCGGTCTCCCGCGCGAACTCCGCGACGGTGAGCAAGCGGCGTCCCCGGAGACGCGCCATCATGGGCGCACGCTCCACGCTGCGAGGTCAAGTTGGCCAAGCGCGTGGATGCGCCCATGACACGAAGCGCAGAGAACGGTGCACTTCGCGACCTCGTCGATGAAGGCTTCCAGCGAGTAGTTGTGCATCTGCCCGATGTTCTGCGTCTTCGTTGCTGGGTCGAGATGGTGGTAGTCGAGCTTGCCTACTCGCGCGCCGCAGATGGCGCAACCCTGTGCCTGCTTGAGGATTTCGAGGTTGCGGGTGAAGCGGCGGACTCGTTTCGCGAAGTAGCCGCGCGACTCCTCACGATGTGAAAGACGATAGGCGGCCTGCTTTGCCATCCTGACGCTGTGTAGTCGTTGATATGTACGTCTGTCAGCCTCGCGGTAACGTTCAGGCTCTCGTGCCCGTGCCTCTCGTGCGCGTCTGCGAAGCGCATCACGGTTGGCCGCTCGGTACTGTGCGCTACGCTTCTGGACGCAGCGTTTACACTCCGGACGAAGGCCGTCTGACTTCTGGCGGTCGCGATGGAAGTAGTCTGTCGTTGCGGGAAGTTCAGCGTCGCACCTGCTACACCGTTTTGTGGCTGAGTCCCTCAGTACGTCACCCATGCGCTCCACCCCGACAGTCGCTTGACCTTGAGCCCGTAGGCGAGATTCAGACGCGGGTCGAAGGGGTCGAACGACCACCTGCCGTCCCACCAGCACGGGTGGAGCTGCAGAAGCCCGGAACAGCGGCTGGAAGCGTTGAAGGCCCGTGGGTTCCCGCCGCTCTCGGCTCGGATGATGCGCAACAGCGTCGGCAGCTCGGCCTCGCTCCAGCCGACCTCGAGGGCCAGCCCGCGCCAGCGCTCGACCCCGCCGCCGTAGACCGCCGTGCTCTGTGCCGCCCGGGCTGCCGCCTCGCGTGCCGCCTCGCGTGCGGCCTTGCGTGCGGCCTTCTCGCGCTCGATGCGCCGCCGCTCCGCCCGCCAGCGCCGCCGCTCCCGGTCCGCCCGGTCCCGCGCGTCCGCCTTCACGGCACGCGTCGCGCGGTGAGCCTGGCTCGGCCCGACCTGTACCGGAGCCGGGTCGAACGTCATCGGCGCGGGGTTGAGCGTCAGGAACACCGTGAGAGCGAGGTAGACAACATCCATGCCGCCCCTTCCGTCGTTGACAGGGCGGGGGCGACCGGCAGGGGGGTATGAGCAGGGG